TGATCGTCACTTAGATTACTCAAATCCATAGTGCTGATTTCGTTTTGAGTGTTTACCCTCATCTCTAGTTCTCCGGTGATGGCCGCGCTTACGCTGCGGCCTTGGTTGTTTTAGTTTGTTGTGCGTCCATGAAATCAATCGCCTCGCCAGCCAACACTGCTGCGTCGAGTAGATATTTCTTGTCGCTGCGTAGTGCTTTGAGCCAGCTACCAATGTACTCAGCGTGATCCTGCCGTACTGTCGGAGTCACTTGCAGTTGCACACAAAGCATTGCAGCGCCCATCTCAGCAACCAGTTCCTCAAAGCTGTATGCTCGGTCGCCAAACTTCTTACCCTTGGTGCGATTCAATCGGTTAGCTGCCCCGGTCTTGTGTACTTCTTCATGGCACCAAGTGCTGTAAAAACCTTCGGTGTCGTTGAATAAGCATTGCTTGGGCAATGTGATCTCGTCGGTGGCTCTGTTGTAGAACGCTGATGCTGCGTCAGTAAAGTTGATCACTGATCCTAGATTCCGCAGATACTTGTCGGCGTTCTCTATTCGCTCGACGTTGTTGATTGCTGGCAGTTCGGGAGCATCCCAGCCCGTCACTTGTGAGGCGCTGAATACTGGATAGCTCTTGTACATGGTGAAGGTCTTAGGGTTGCCTTGGTCATCGGTTTGTGGAGCGCCGTTGTCATCTTTTCGGGTGATGGTTTGTGGTCGCATAACGTGGGTGGCTTTTGATCCCTTGATGATCTTAGCGCCCAGTGCCTGCCATTGTTTGAATGTCGCCCAGTACGTCTCGCCTAGCAGCGCCAGATAGAATGCGTTCATGCCGCTGTATGATTTCTCGGTCTGAGGATTCGTTGGCATAGATGCCAAGCCTGCGAATGGTGCAAGCCACTCACCAGTATTCTTTTCCATTAGCTCAATGATGTTGTTCGTGATTTGTTCGCGGATGTCAATTTTCTTATCAGTCATATCAGTCTCTCGTTTCGTGTTATTAGATTATACGTTCGTTGTTGTTTGTTGTAAATGGTTGGTAGTTACTCAGAACCCCACGGCCTGACGTTCAATCTGTTAAGTTCATCGTCAGAAACTATGTGATCCATAACGTCACCAAAGCTCCGCACTCCACTCAAGTTTTTGAGTTCTACAAAATGTTCGCCGTTGTGGCCTTTCCAGAATGCGGTGCCTGTCGTTACCCATATCTGATTCTCAAGTCCGTTGACAGGCACAACCACATCGGCATCCACTAACATTTGTTGTTTCTCTTTCATACGTTCACCTCGTTGTTTGTTATTAGATTGTAAGTTGGTTGTTAGGTGTGGGCAATTAGAAATAGTAATTGCCTTCTTTGATTTCCCATTTCTCTACTACGGGGTCGCCGTATTCGTTCTCATCTGTGACGATATACGCCACGGTTTTCAGCACCTTGGCATATCGCCAACCGCTGTCGTTAACTGGGTTACTGCTCACCCAAACGAGCTGCCCATAGCCAAGGCTTTCCATTCTTCGGCTATGTAAATCGTCAAGATCGTTGGGGCTAATCCAGAAAAGGTTTTTAGATGTTCGTTCAATAAAGCTGCCTGCGTGTGCAAAAGCGCCTTCAAGTTTTATTGGAATAAAAGCCATATCGTTTCTCTCGTTGTTTGTTGTTTCGGCCTGCTTTGGCCTCGTCAGTACGCCAGCATTAGGCGTAGACAATTCGCGCATTTGAGTGTTGCTTGTTGGTCATCGGTATAACTGCCCTTTGATTGTCGGTTCGGATTCCTGCAATCAACTCGCCAAGTGCTGCACTGCCCGTTGCGGTACACGCTACGCACTCCACTCAATACGACACGCTGCCCGTTTCGGTACTGGTGTCGCTTTGTTCGCGTTGTTGTCGCTAATGCACTCGCCAGCCTGCCCGTTGATTGTCGGTTCGCCTGTACTCGCTGACGTTTCGGATTGCCCGTTCGGGACTACCTGCAAACGCACTGCATTAGCTATCTTCACCAGTTGGCGTCTAGGGTCGCTGTACTGCCATCACTGGACTCACTACGCGATACCCCGCCGTTCCCAACTAGTCGCATCTCTCAAAAGGATCGTGACTCGCCATTAAGCTAACTAACTAATATTGTTTGTTGTTTGTGCTGCACTGCCTGCGATGGGACTCGCTACACACACACAACAAAAAACGTTAGAAGTGATGGTGTGCTGCACTGCCCATATTGGGACTCGCCACGCACAATCAAATGCCACGCTTCATCTGGTGAGAGATGGTAGAAGAACTGCCGCTCCTACGCGGTGTCAGATTTAAGCACTCTGACTTGCATCCCAATTTCCGTGTCGCTTGGGTCACGATCAAAGTCGGTCTGCCTACTGTGGGACGCCCTGCGCTTTGATGGGATCTATAAAAACCGATAAACAAACAACAGTCAACAAATAATTTATAAAAAAGTGAAAATAATTTTGCGGATAGACGTAAGTTATTGATTTGCATGATGTTATTTATTGTCTGTGGTAGTGAAAAAAAGCTTGCAGTAGGCATAATTGTGGTGGGTTTGCACGAATCCGCGCAGATTTTCACGAATAGGAAATGGTTAGGAATGGGTAAGAAAAGAGAACTAACGCCGAAGATGATGGCATTCGCTCGCCATGTTGCAGCAGGTAAGACATACGCGGAAGCATACAGGCAGGCATACGATAGTAAGGGTAAGCCAGCAACAGCGCAGCAGGAAGGGTCTAGGCTAATGAGTGACCCGCAGATAGCCGCAAGGGTACAGGTACTGATCAAGGCGAGGGAGGATGCACTAGTACGTTCTGCCGTGTCAGACAGAGACGCCGTGCTGTCTAAGCTACGTGCGTGGCTAGAAAACAACACCGACCCAAGTACAGGACTAGAACCATCACCAGCACAATTGCAGGCGGCTAACTTACTGGGCAAGACAGTCGCACTTTATACCGACAAAGTAGAAACGTCAGAGCAAAAGTCGAGCGATCAAATAAGTGCAGAGATTGAACAACGATTAGCCCAACTGTTAGACAACAAACAAGATGACACAGTGGGCGAGAGCATACACTAACGGTTAGACATACAACGACCAACAGTAAACATCAGAGTTAAGGGGTGGCCCCTAACAGAAAATATCTTGATGATAGTCAAGCTCTGGCCGACCCCCTACACCCCCCTATAGCGCATGCGCGTATAAAATTTATATACATAGTAAAACACTCAAACAATCACAACTTTTCCCACACAATCAACCACATACAACAAACCACACCCTTTTATTCTCAGAAAAGCCTCTAGGAATCCTACCCCCAAAAAAAATTTCTAAAAAAAATCACATTTTGTTGACTTACTTTGTCAAGACCTTCAGTATGCTAAAATCACTAAAGTTGACTGAGAACGTTCACACATAGAACATTCTAAGATGCCCTACGGGTATCGGGCATCTAGTGATAATCAAATTGAGAACGTTCTCATGGTGGAGTGTTCTATGAGAGGCTTATGGATATTTCTGAAAAGATAGACCCAGAACTTCTGAAGTCTCTCCCCGATCTTCCTCTGGAAGAGCAAAAAGAAATCCTGAAGATGTTAGAGCAGCTAGATGCTGCGGATATGCGTGAGAAGTCTCGCGCAACCTTCATGGGGTTTGTTAAATCTGTATGGCCTGCTTTTATTGAGGGCCGTCATCACAAGATCATGGCTGATGCTTTTCAGCGTGTTGCGGAAGGCAAGTTGAAGCGGCTGATAATAAACATGCCGCCAAGACACACTAAGTCGGAGTTTGCGTCTTATCTGCTTCCGTCTTGGTTCTTAGGTAAGTATCCCGAAAAGAAGATCATTCAGACTGCACACACTGCGGAGTTGTCGGTAGGTTTTGGACGTAAGGTTCGTAACCTAGTAGACAGTGATGATTTTAAGAACGTGTTCCCCACTGTAGCTCTACGGGCTGATTCAAAAGCAGCGGGGCGATGGAGTACAAACGCAGGCGGTGAATACTTCGCTATCGGTGTTGGCGGTGCTGTCACTGGTAAGGGTGCTGATCTTTTGATCATTGATGACCCTCACTCAGAACAAGAAGGGCAGAGCGCAGACGCCAGTGTGTTTGATAAAGTTTATGAATGGTATACATCTGGCCCTCGTCAGCGTTTGCAGCCGGGAGGTGCCATAGTTGTAGTTATGACTCGGTGGCACAAACGAGATCTTACTGGGCAGATCATAAAATCGTCTGTTCAACGATCTGGTACGGATGAATGGGAAGTGATTGAGTTCCCTGCAATCATGCCATCAGGCAAGTCTCTATGGCCTCAGTTCTGGCCGTTAGAGGAACTTGAGTCTTTAAGGAACGAACTACCTGCTCCCAAGTGGAATGCCCAGTACCAGCAAAACCCCACCTCAGAAGAAGGTGCCTTGGTTAAGCGTGAGTGGTGGCAAGAATGGGACAGTGATGTTCCTCCCCAGTGTGAGTTTGTCATTCAGTCTTGGGATACCGCCTTCCTCAAGACACAAAGATCTGACTACTCAGCTTGCACAACATGGGGAGTTTTTTACAAGCCCGATGACAATGGTGATACCCAAGCAAACATTATCCTGCTTGATGCCCATAAAGAGCGATTAGAGTTCCCAGAGCTAAAGAAGACGGCTCAAGAGTTTTATAATTACTGGCAACCCGATGCCTGTATCGTGGAAGCTAAAGCGGCTGGCACCCCTTTGATCTTTGAATTAAGAGCTATGGGAATACCAGTTGCTGAATACACCCCTTCTAGGGGTAATGACAAGATCTCTCGCGTGAACGCAGTCTCTGATCTATTTGCCTCTGGCAACGTATGGCGACCTAACACAAGGTTCGCAGAAGAGGTTGTAGAAGAGTTTGCGTCGTTTCCTGCTGGCGAGCATGATGACCTTGTGGACTCATCCACACAGGCACTGCTCCGATTCAGGCAGGGTGGTTTTCTAAGATTAAGTAG